TGCGGAGAGCGACGAGGGCTCTGCCCTCGACCCGCAAGCCTTTGAAAAGGCTTGAGCGAAACTTTTAATATGGGCGAAATTAAAACTATTTGTTTTAACTTTATTTTCCCGACCACCTAAAAAATTACATACCCGAAAAAATCTACAGTGAGGCTGCCTGGGTGCAAAATCGGAGCCGGGCACTGCCCGGTTATCACACATTATGCGGAAAAGTGCAATGGACTGAAAAAAGCCGCGGTTTGCCCGCAAAAGCGCCTTTTGCTGACCCCAAAAACGGTGAACCCGCGCATCGGCCTCTTTTGAGTGCAAGTGTAAGCAAGTCAAGCCGGTCATGAGAATATAGCTGTATCCGTGCGCCGTCACATGACGGCGCCCCTTGAAACAGGATACCGCGCACTGCCCGCCCGGTGCGGGCGCGGGATCAGCCCGAAGCTCACCTCCAGTGCGTGATCGACCTGCCGCAGAACCTCCTGCGGGATCTCTCCCATGCACTCCTTCAGCCGCTGCTTGTCGATCGTCCGGATCTGCTCCAGCAAAATGACACTGTCCTTGCGCAGACCGCAGCCTGACGACGGCAGCGAAATATGCGTCGGGAGCTTCGCTTTGTCCAGTCGGCTCGTGATTGCTGCTGCGATCACCGTCGGACTGTAGCGGTTGCCCACATCGTTCTGTATGATCAGCACCGGACGGATGCCGCCCTGCTCAGATCCGACTACCGGACTGAGATCCGCATAATATATCTCTCCGCGCTTTACCGTAATCATTGCTCATGCTTCCTTTCGTTTTGCCGGTTCTCCGGCTCTGTTTCCAGTCTGCCCGGTTTTTCCGCGCTTAATCATCCGGCAGACCTTTCTGCAATATCCTATGTCGATACATGCCGGATTGTGACTGCAAGGCACGAAGCATGCGGTTTGCAGGATGCCGTGATTATGCACAAAATATCAGTGAGCATCAATCCTTCTGTTATGCGTTTCATAGAAATCGTTTTGTTATATCAAATATTTTGTACGCAAACGTGCAAAAAATCGCCGGAAATGACCCTGTTATTGAACGGCATTTGTGACACTCTCTCCCGCATCTGCCGCTCATCCCCCCCAAAAAGCCATATGGCAATTTTTTCAGCGAAAGGCGGTCGATCTTCACATGAACAAAAACCTGAGCAGGCGCAAAGCCTTCTGCCGCTGGTATCTCGAACGCGGCAATGTCAGGGAGGCGGCGCTCCGTGCGGGCTGTGACCCCGCCCATGCAGAGGCAGACGGACTGGACATGCTGCGGCAGCCGGTCTGCCGTGCTTACATCGCGCAGCTCGCCGCACAGCCGCCCCTGCCCGTGCAGAGCCTTGTCATCGCAGGACTCTCGCGCCTCGCCTTCGGTGCTGCAAACGATGCCGCAAAGCTCGTGTTTGCTGCCGAATCGCTCACGAAGGAGCAGATTGAGCAGCTCGACCTGTTCCATGTCACTTCCCTGCGGCAGGACAAAAACGGCATTGAGATCAAGCTCGCTGACCGGCAGCACGCCATGGAAAAGCTGCTGGAATGCGCCTGTGCAGCAGACTCCGCTTCGGCGGCCTCGGCGCTGCTCTCGGCGCTCGGCGCGGACAGAGAGGAGGTGCATGCAGACGGCCAACAGGATCTCCCTGCGTCCGTTCTCGGAGAAGCAGAAAACAGTCCTGACATGGTGGTGCAGGCCTGAGACACGGAACCTCGATGCGATCATCTGCGACGGAGCCGTGCGCTCGGGCAAGACCACCGCGCTCGCGCTCGGATTCGTGTTCTGGGCATGTTCCCGCTTCTCCGGACAGAGCTTCGCGTTCTGCGGCAAGACAATCACCGGCATCCGGCGCAATCTGGTTCTGCCGCTCTGCGAACAGCTCAGGGCGCTGCGGTTTCACATTGAGGATAAGGTCAGCCGCTCTTACCTCGATATCACCCTCGCAGGCCGCACAAACCGCTTCTACTGCTTCGGCGGCAAGGATGAGGGCGCTGCGGCGCTCATTCAGGGCATGACGCTCGCGGGTGTTCTGCTCGATGAGGCTGCACTGATGCCGCGGTCGTTCGTCGAGCAGGCTGCCGCAAGATGCTCCGTCCCCGGCTCAAAGCTCTGGTTCTCCTGCAATCCCGATCAGCCGTCGCACTGGTTTTACCGCGAATGGATCTGTCATGCAAAGCAGAAGCATGCACTGTATCTCCACTTCACAATGGACGATAACAACGCGCTTTCTCCGGCCGTGAAGCAGCGCTACAAGCGGCTCTATCAGGGCGTGTTCTATGACCGCTTTGTCAAGGGCATCTGGGTCGCTGCGCAGGGGCTCGTCTATCCGATGTTCCGGAAAGAGCTCCATGTCGCAGAACCGGTTTTCCCGCCTGAGCGCTATGCGATCTCCTGCGATTACGGCACGGTCAACCCCGCATCGTTCGGGCTCTGGGGGCTTTCCCGCGGCTGCTGGTTCCGGATCGCAGAATCCTACTACGACAGCCGGAAAACCGGTATCCCGCGCACCGATGAGGAGCACTACGATGCGCTCTGCGCGCTCGCCGGCGACAGGGAAATTGAACAGGTCGTTGTCGATCCCTCCGCCGCCAGCTTTATCACATGCATCCGCAGACACGGAAGATTCCGCGTGGTGCCGGCGAAAAACGATGTGCTCAGCGGCATCCGCAGAACCGCCGACGCCATTCGCAGCGGGGAAATCAAAATCGGCCCCGCCTGCACCGATACCCTCCGCGAATTTTCCCTCTATGTCTGGGATGAACAGGCCGGGCGCGATGCCCCCAAAAAAGAAAACGATCATGCGATGGATGACCTGCGCTACTTCGTCACGACCGTCATCGACGCACCGGACGGGGATGCGTTTTTTGCGGCGTCCCTCGCGAGAAAATGACCGTCCGCACAATTTCAAAAAGGTGGTGTTTGATTGGCTTTCCGATTTTTGCACAAGAAACCTGTGCGGAGCAGCGCAGAACCCCTGCTGCTCACCGCTCCCCGTGCCGCGCCGGTGCAGTCGCTTTCACTCGACCCGCCGCCGCAGCCCTCCCCTGCCGAATACCGGCTCTATGATGCCCTGCGCTATCATGTTCCGGTCATTGATGCGGCAATCCAGAAGATCGTCCGGCTGACCGGCGGCTTCCGGCTCGTCACCGATGACCCCGATGCACAAATGCTGCTTGACCGCTTCGCGGCGGATGTTCCGGTCAACGCCTGCGGTGTTTCGCTCCAGCTCTTTGCTGACCAGATGCTCGACAGCCTCCTGACCTACGGCAATGCTGCGGGTGAACTGCTCCATGATGCCGACGGCGCTCCGGCTGCGATCCTGACCGTCAGGCCGGAATGTCTTTGCATCCGGGCAAGATCGCCGGGCGTCTGCGATTTCTTCGCCGTCGATCAGAAGGACGGCTCCGAGCATCCGCTCCGTCACCCGGAGCACCTGCTCTTTGCGGCGCTCAATCCTCCCGCCGGCAGCACCTTCGGTGTCTCTGTCCTGCGCGGTCTGCCCGCTGTCTCCGGCATTCTCCTGCGCATCTTCAACTGTATCGGGCTCAACTACGACAGAGCCGGGAATATCCGCTATGCCGTCACCTACCGGCCTGACCCGGGCAGCACAGCCTATACCAAAGAGCATGTGCAGAAGATCGCGCAGGCCTGGCAGGAGGGCATCAATGCCTCGAAATTCGGCGAGCCGCAGGACTTTATTACTGTCGGCAATGTCGATATCAAGGTCATCGGTGCGGAGAATCAGCTCTTTGATACCAATGTCCCCGTGCGGCAGCTCCTGGAACAGATCGTTGCAAAGCTCTCGATCCCGCCGTTCCTGCTCGGGCTGTCATGGTCCTCGACCGAGCGGATGTCCAAGCAGCAGGCCGATATTCTGACCTCGGAACTCGAATACTTCCGCCGTGTGCTCTCACCGCTGCTGCGGAAGATCGGTGCTGCGGTGCTCCGCGCTGCGGGCTTCGATGCCGCTGTGCGCGTCGAGTGGGACAATATCAATTTGCAGGATGAAACTGAGCTCGCCGATGCCCGCCTCAAACATGCTCAGGCTGAGGAGATCGAGCTGCGGAACAAGCAAGTCCGCAGCAAGGAGCACCCCGCATCGCTGCACGGTGAACCGCAGCGTCCCTGCCGTCCATCCGAAAATTGCGCAAATGCGCGAAATTCATACTGAAAAGGAGATTGATTATGTACGATTCCGTGAAACTCGAAAAAGGCATGTACCACCTCGCAAACCGCACCTTCTCCCAGGCACTCGAGGAGGCTGACCCCTCGGCACAGTATGCCGGCACGCCGCTTCAGCCGCTCGATGCCTTTGAGCGCCAGCTCAAGCGCTTCGATATCCGCGTTTCCGGCGAGAACTGTGACCGCGTCGAAAAGTTTTTCACGACCACCGAGAGCGCGGTGCTGTTCCCCGAATTTGTCCGCAGAGCGATCAAAAGCGGCATGGAGGATTCCCTGCTCCCGGAGCTGACCGCCGCCTCCGCTTCTGTCCATGCAACCGCCTGCAAGGGATTTTCTGTCGATGAGACAGACGGTGCATACAGCACGGTCACTGCGGAGGGCGATCCCCTCAAAAAGACGGCGATCACCGAGGGCGAGAGCTTTGCGCTCGATAAGTTCGGCCGCATCATCACCGCCTCCTATGAGACGGTCAGACAGCAGCGCATTGATGTGTTTGCGGTCATGCTCCGCGCTGTCGGCAAAAAGCTCGCGGGCGCAATCTCCGCAAAGGCGCTTGATGTGATCGCGGATGCCGCGGATTCGTTCGATGCGGCAGGCAGCGCGATCGCTTATTCCGACCTCGCAGCCCTCTACGGCAAATTCACCGACTATGACCTCACGGCGGTCATCGCTTCGCCTGCAAATGCTGCGGCGATCCTCGCAATGACCGAAATGCGCGACCGCTCCCTCGGCACGGACGGCGCGGTCAGACTGCCTTTCGGCGCAAAGCTGCTCAAGTGCGCGGCGCTCGGAAATGACACCGTGATCGGTATTTCCAGGGATTTCGCACTCGCGGCCTATACCGGCTCTGATGTGCTGCTGGAATCCGACCGGCTCATCGACTGTCAGCTCGACCGCATTGCCGTTTCTGTCCGCATCGGTTTCCAGCCGCTGATGACCGGTGCTGCTGCCGTGCTGAATATCGGGGCGTGATTCGCACCGGCGGGCGCTGCACAATAATCTGACAAAGCGGATGCAGGACTGCAAATGCCCTGCATCCGCCCTCAAAAAGGAGGTTTTCTATGCCCAATCAGAATGAATTGCTCGAACAGCTCAACCGCTTCACCAAGCGGGAGCATACACTCGATGAGGTCTACCTCTTTGACCTCATCCTCTGCGACAACGAGATCGACCGCGACGGCGACTGCTTCTCGCTCGCGGCGCTCGAGCAGCTCCGTGACCGGTTCGTCGGCGTGACCGGCATCTTCGACCACAACCCCCGCTGCGGCAATCAGACCGCACGCATCTTCCGCACGGAGCTCTGCTCCGACCCCGACCGCAGAACCAAAACCGGTCAGGTCTATCACTTTCTCCGCGCAAATGCCTATATGGTGCGCACGGACGGCAATGCAGACCTGATCCGCGAGATCGACGCGGGCATCAAAAAGGAGGTCAGCATCTCATGCGCCGTCGGCAGGCAGATCTGCTCGGTCTGCGGCGCCAATAAGCTGCAAAAGCCCTGTGCCCATATCAAGGGCAGAACCTACGGCGGAACAAAATGCTGCCACACGCTCGACGATGTCACGGACGTCTATGAGTGGAGCTTTGTCGCGGTGCCGGCACAGCGGGCTGCCGGTGTCACGAAAACCTGCGGCGGCGCCTGCGATCCCGAAAAGGAGGCGATGCGCACGGCTCTCGATACCGCTGCACGGCTCCTCGACCGCATGACCGAGGAGCTGCGCCGGGATGTTGTCCGGCTCTGCTACCGCGGCGGCGAAAATGCCTGTGCAAAGGCACTCGCAGACTCCACTGCGCATATGGATGCCGACGCGCTGCTCGCGCTCCGCGATTCTCTCCGCGCCGGGCTGACCGCAGCCAGTACCCCGGCACAGCTCATGCCCGGCACAGCACATGCAAAGCCGCAGATGCAGGCCTTCCGGCTCGATCGCGGGCACTGATCGGAGGTGCGATATGCTGAAAGCAAAAGTCTCGCAGCTCTTTCTCATGTTCACCGGGCTGTCTCGCCCATGCGAATTCGACGATCTCATTGACAGCGCGATGATGCAGGTGCAGAGCATGCTGCGGAAGGACGCGGACGAAAGCGATGTGCGGCTCTGCTATCTCGCCGCTGCAATCGCAAACCTGCACTACAGGCAGCTCATTGCCGCAAGAACGGCTCTGTCCCCGACCTATGCGGGCGACAGCGCCGTACAGCGGAACGACACCGTGCCCTGTACGCTCGCGGAGCGCCTTGCTGCGGAATACCGCGCTGCCGCTGCACCGCTGCTTCGCAATGACACATTTGTGTTCGGTACCGCCGCTGCGATCCGCACGGAGGGCTGCTCATGAACAGCGCCGATACGCTCGTGCAGCGGGTCGTGACGCTGCTCCGGGCGGCCGGACTCAACGCCTTTGCGGAATTTGACCGCGGCGGGCATCCGCTCCCTGCTGCCGCCTGCTATCTTACGGTCGGTGCCGTGAAAACAGAGCTGCTTCCGGCAATTTCCGGCACAGATGACCGCACCGTCCCGCTCCTGACGGAGCTGCGCGTCCGACTGCATGCCCCGGCCGGGCAGGACACCGGCAGACTCGATGCACTCCGCGGACAAACACTCTCTGCGCTGAACCTGAGCGATGATCCGCCCGTCACGCTGCTGCATGTGAGCGGCTGCACCTATCAGAAGCAGACAGACCGCCTGACCGCCGATCTGCATGTGCAGATCGCTGCGCTGCTGCACGTTGACAGAGAGGAGGAACCCGATGACGATTGACACCAATCTCCCGGAGCGGGTGATCGTATTCGGCACGCTGCGCATTCCCGTTTCGGCATTCTCACTCAAAGCGGAAAATCCGCTGCGGTCAAGGGTGCTCTGCGACGGCACGGTGCAGCACTTTCTCCTCACCGATGCCGACTGCACACTGACCGTTTCCGGCGTCCTGCCCTGTGCGGACGGCATGCCGCTCTGCGCGGCGCTCCGGACTGCCATGCTGCATCACACAGAGGCCGATTTTGACTTTGCGGATGCGGCTTTTTCCGGCATGCAGGTCATCGCACTCGCGTGCAGCTCCGCAAAGCATCAAATGCTCACGGAATTCACCGTGACGCTGCACGGGAAAATGACAGAGGAGGCTGCGGGATCATGAACATCACACTCAAATGCTTCTACCGCAGCGGCCCTGCGCAGACCTTCACCGAATGCGTCCGGTTCACACTGATCCGCGACCGCTATCAGCCCTTTGCCGTGCTGCATGTGCAGATGCACACGGACAGTGACGCGGGTGTACCGGTCAGAGTGCAGTTTTCGCTCGGCGGGACACTGCTGCATGACGGCGTGGTCATGAAATCGGAATGCGCACTGGAGCAGGGGCAGCGCATTCTGCGGATCACCGCCAGAAGCTACACCTCGCTGCTTGTGCAGAACCAGCTTGTCCCCGGCGTTCATACGGATGTCACGCTGACCTCGCTGATGGAGACTTACGCACTGCCGCATATCACCTATCAGCCGAATGTTCAGGTCATCCGCTATATCTATGTCAAAGACAATGCCTCCATGTGGGATACGGTCACGGCCTACAATTTCAAGCTCAACTCCGGCTTTCCCTATGTCCGGGTGCCGAACCTGCTCTGTGTCCTGCCGCAGACCGGAACGGTGCCGAAGGTCATCCCCGGACAGTCGATCCTGAAGCACGCGGAGGGCGGCGAGCTTTCCGGCATGCTCAGCCGCATCGACATGGCAAACATGGTCGGCGAATACGGCACCTACACGCGCTCCAATCCGCTGGCGCCGCTCTACGGCATCGTCCGTGTCAAGCAGATTCTCCTCGACCGGCAGTATGTCTATGAGCCGGACGATGCACTGCGCTTTCGCATCGCGCTCGGCAACCGCAAGCTGCGGAACCGTTCCGTCACCTATGCGGGCTACTGCGGGGAGGATGCAGAGGATCTCGTTTCCGTCGGGACGCACTTCACGGCGCGGGTGTCCCGCATCGTGCTCACGGGCGATCAGGGCGGCCTCACGACCACTGACACATTCTATTTTGACGATTTCTGCAATACAGAGGGAAGCGCTGATTAAAAGGGCTAATAAAGATTTGGGTGGATTCTCGCACAAAAAAGGTGGTTTAGAACGGTTAAGGCAATACCGCACAGAGCTGGTGGTGCAGGATGCTTACGGTCAAAT